TTAGTAAAAGATTTTATTTTTACTAAAACGAAACTTAATATATAAGAATATCACGTATGACTACGCAAAAATATCACATGTTATGAGTGAAAACAAAAAGTTTAGGGATGGCGCAATATATAAACTATTTGAAAAGAATTGATTACTTAATATGGCGACCTTATCACTAGAATTAGCATACAATGTCAGAGACAACAGCAAAGAGATACCGAATTTCAGTGTCCATGCTAATGTTTCCCGTGCATATTGGGAAGATCGCAACAAAAGTATAGTTGAGCGAAGCGAAAAACGTCAGATTAATCAACCCGAATGGTCATATTCACATAATACTGGTGTATCATCGTATTTTAGAAGACATAACGGATTTAAAGACCAGGAACGTCATAATCGCATTGCACGTAACTTCTCGTTACGCCAAGGAACATTCGTAAAATATTATGCAACTAGTTATGATCCGACTACAGATGCCCTATACCATGAAGATAACAATCGAAGTGTTGAACGATATTTTGATGTTCCTGTTATGCTTACGTTCCAACCTGAAAATGAAATCTATAGTAGATTTGGCATTCAGCATTTAGATGAGTTTGAAGTTCATGTTCATATGAGCTTATTCATGGAGCTTCAATATGCAAGCCTTCGTAAGATGTGTGTTGAACCCGCATGCAGTTCTACTGAACACAATCCTGTATGGAGTCAGCGTGGGTACGAAGCCTTCAGATATCATGGTTATTCAGCAGCTCAGATATTCCCTAAAGCGGGTGATTTGCTTAAAATTGAAGCATTTGACACACTATATGAAATTGAAAGTGTAAAAGATGCTGCACCTGAATATCAGCATAGATGGAGAAAATACTGGTGGAAACTATTCCTAACTCCTGCTATGGACAATGGCAAGACGGTGGATGCTGAGGTTCTTAATGATCCTGAACAGGAAGGATTTATTAATGATTTGATGGGAACTATGAACAATAATGGAAGTGTTGTTGATCAATTTGGCAATCCAGTTGGAAATGTTTTTGATGTTTCTAGCTCGGTTGATGAATTGAAGAAATCGGTTCTATTTAGACCCCCCGAAGTTAATGAAAGTGTCACTGATATATCAGGTGACAATAACTTCTATGCATGTTTTGACAAATTCGGTAAATGGTAATTGAGGTATAGATGGTTCCGTATTATTATGTAAGAACGCAAGAGAAGGTAGAAATTGCATTACTTGATATGTTCAATAATATCAGGGTGAATAAGTACACCGATCTTCAGAGAGTAAACTATTCCAAAACTCTCAAAGTGCCAGTTGTCATCAACTATGACAAGAATTTTGCCAATTGGTACAGAAACACTACAACAGCCACCAAGCCGATACCAATTCCTATTGGTGGTCTTCGTTTCGTTGGTAAACAAGCTAATGATGAGAATAGAACTCAATCAACATATGCTCGTCAGATTTTTTCACATGCAACCGACCAATGGATTCGTGACATCCAACCAACGCCATACTATTTGACATATGAACTTGAATATCTTACAGACAATAAATCTGACTACGGTCAGATAACAGAAAACATTGTTCCATATTTCAATACATTTAGAACATTGCGAATCAAAGAATTTGATTTTGCTCCCGATATTGAACGAAAAATACCCGTCTATTTACAATCAGTCACAGATACGTTTGAAGATGAGTTAGAAGCTGGTTCTAAACACAGACTAATTAAGACAAAGTTCACATTCCGTCTTGATGTAGATTGGTATCGCCCATTTGAAATACCTGAAATAATTAAATATGCGCAAATGAGCATAAATATGGATCAGTTCAGACATCTTCACCAAATATTCGTCTATCCAGATCCGCTTGCACAAAAAGAAAAAAAAGCATGGGAAACCCTAGCACCAAGCATACGAGAAGGTTACACATTACTAAAAACAACTGCAAAGACTCTTATTAAGCAAGTTGACATTGAGGGAAACATTACATGGGAAGATGTAACAGCACCTGATGCTGATAGACCAATGCAAGTTCCTAGTTTCCGCTTGATACATTTCAACTTTGATGATGATACTCCACTTGAAGATGACCAAAGCGGATTCGATCGTGATTTTGTCGCCTTGAATGATTCTACACGAGAATTTGTTCCTGACATGCCACCAACTACATTAACTACTCGCACATTCACAGATGCTTCAGTAAGTATTGTAAATGATACGATCAATGTAGGTAACAATTTAAGAAATACGTTTGTGTCCAAGAATCATGTACAATTCAGCTCAGATGGAATTCTCCCAACTGGATTAGTTGCTGGATCTACTTATGTAATTAACACAACAACATCCACTGGGTCATCCGATACGATAACACTTTACGAATCTGATGGAAGTACTCCAGTTGATATAACAGCACTTAATGACAGCACAGCAATCCATACAATGACTAAGATCGGCGAAGCTGGTATGACGGTTGCTGATGGTTATAAATTAGCTAACACAACCCAATGGAATCAAATTCTTGATTGGTTTGGAACTAACGATGGTGAGAATGAATCGCCATATACATTTCAGAGCATATTGCAGTTTAAAACAGAGCCAGTTCCCGATACGATATTCCAATATCTATCCAACAAAGAAGTTACTGACAGCAATGGGCATGTTACAATTCCCGCAGGAGAAGTGTTCTTTGATTGGGGAATCATTGATTCTCGGTTGTATTTCTCTCTAAAAACTTATGGAGAGAATGCCATGTTCTATACCTATACAACAAAATACAAACTGGACTTAAATAATACTGATATCTATAAGTTTGTGTTTGCTTTATATGATAAAGGACATGCAGGTATGTTCGGTTACAGCATAGGCTATGATGGCACTATGATTGCATTAGAAACAATAAGGGAATAATGTCAACAACCCCTAGTCTAAAGACCTAGGGGCTTGCGGAGGGATCAGACTTAGTCACTGAGAACTCCATGGGATATATTGAATTGTTGACTAGCCTATGCGATTGATGCCCCGTAAGGGGCATCAAAGCGCAAACTGAACCATTGTGTTGACAACACAATCACTCTCCGATGCTCGTCCAGTCAGGGAAGTAAGTGAGGTGGTCAGTGGCGAGGATGAATATACACCCCCGCAAGGGGAGAGGTCGTAAGACCAAAGTTTGAAAAGGAATGATGATGCTAGTAGGTGTAGTATATGATGGAAAGGCAATGATGCCGACTTGCCCCGCAAGGGCAAGACGGCTCATTGCGTCCAAATCTGCTACTCCTTTCATCCATAAAGGTGTTTTCTGTATCCGACTGAACAGAGCACCTTCTGACAACCAAGTTCAGTCCGTCATTGCCGGGGTTGACCCTGGCTCCAAGAAAGAAGGAATTTCTCTAGTCACCAAAACAAAAACTATCGTAAACATACAACTGGATGCAGTGACCTGGGTGAAGGACGCACTGGAATCCCGCAGAAACTCTCGCCGTGCGAGACGTTTCCGCAACACTCCTTGCAGGAAATCCCTGTTGAAGAGAGAACGTGATGGATGGATTCCACCGAGCACTAAAGCTCGGTGGGAATCCAAACTGAACCTCATCAAATCTCTTTGCAAGGTCTTTCCTATAAGCATTGTTGTGGTGGAGGACATCAAAGCAAGGACACTCAAGGGTAAGTCAGCATGGAACACCTCGTTCAGCCCGTTGGAAACGGGCAAACGATGGTTCTATTCCAACTTGACTAACCTCGGATTAAAGCTAGTCATAATGCAGGGATACGACACTTCCGAGTTGCGCAAGCAACTCGGCCTGTACAAGAATCCCGCTAAACTAGCCGATACTTGGGATGCACATTGTGTCGATAGTTGGACATTGGCTGTGTCGCAGACACAGCCCGTCCCAGCTCTGGACAAATCAATGATCTTGATCAAGTCAATGCAGTTCCATCGTAGACAGTTGCACGCATTCCAACCTGCGGTTGGTGGGATTCGTAGAGCCTACGGCTCCACGAGATCACTAGACCTCAGAAGAGGTTCTATCGTCAAACACCGCAAATACGGCGTTTGTACTGTCGGTGGAACATCCAAAGGTCTAATAAGTTTGCATAGCTTGGTGACAGGGAAACGGTTGTGCCAGAACGCAAAGCGTTCCGACACAACCTTCAAATCATTCAACAATTATTGTATCAAACCCGCTGGGCTAAAGACCCAAGGGTTTCGGGGGATTTAGATGATAACTGATATAACTATAGACAATGATAGTGTAACCGAAGGCACCCCGAATGGTGCTATTATCGGAACTATTGCGGTATCCGATGATAATATAGGAATGACGCACACTATTACATTAACTGATGATGCTAGTGGTGCATTCCAATTAAACGGATTAGATCTTATTTTGAGAGATACCACTCTAATTGACTATGAAACAACTACATCGCTTGATATTGCTGTTACCGCAATCGATACCAACTCGGACACATACGAAAAAACTATAACGATAAATATTGTCAACGCTGATGTATTTTCGGTAATTCATAGTATTTCACCATCAACGTCAAAAGTTGGTACATATCCAGAAATAACAATCACTGGACAATATTTTACCGAGGGTGGTGCACCAACTGTATATATAAACGGAAACCAAGTTTCTATAAACTCTTATTCAGATACTGAAATAAAGTTTGTACTGACTGAAAACCTATCAGCGGCTGTGTACACAATCACTGTGCTTAATGGATTTGAAGGTCTTAACCAATAATGGGTGTGAAATAACATGGCCGAAATAAGTTTTACTAGATACATAACAAGTCAAGCCGTTAGCCTAGCTGTCGGAAACACGACTTGCTATACGAAGCCAAATATATGGCTTGTTTATGACTATGATGGTGCTAGTGGAGCATATGGAAATATAATGAAAGTTTCTCCCCCAAACATAGACATTGAGTATGTTTATGTTCGACTGAAACACGCATCCAATGTAGATTGGATGACTGGCGGAGAAATAACACTAGATAATGTAGAATTACTAGCAGGGGATCTTGTTTGGTTATCTAGCCAAAACATATCATCCGAAAATGGAATTTATACTGTACAGACTGGTACATGGACATTTTATAAAGAAGTCGATGAGACCGTATTTGTTGATCTAGGTGCTCGTGCATATGATCAAGTTGATGGCGATCTAACGAGAAACATAATTGTTGATCAAAATATCAATTTCAATGAAGTTGGATTTTATACAATAAAATATCACGTATTAAATTCCCAAGGAATCCTTTCTGAAGTAAGCCGAAAAGTTAAAATAATTCTAGAAGGTGCATCTATTGTTCCTGTGGATACCTATTCAGTATCAGATTATCAAATCAGATCGGAAATTGACTCAAGCTTCTTCACTAATACAAATCAAGGTGGTAAACTTATTGATGAAGTTTATATACCAACCACTTCTCCATCTACCACTGGAATAGTTGGACCACAAGGTCCACGTGGTTATCAAGGCTCAAGAGGATATCAAGGAAGACGTGGCTATCAAGGCCCACGAGGATATCAAGGTTTAAATGGAGATACTGGTAGTCAAGGAGCAAGAGGTTACCAAGGCTTCACAGGATCACAAGGTCCTCGTGGATATCAGGGATATCGTGGTTATCAGGGTTATAGAGGATATCAG